TATATATATAGTGTAGTTTTGTAGTGAGCTGTAGTTCGGTGTAGTTTTTTGTAGTTCGGTAGTTTTTCCGTTTGTAGTTCACGGCAAACTACAAAAACTACACGTTTGTGTCTATTTTCACCCCTGTAGTGCGGTTGTAGTTGAAAAATAAATGGAGTTATATTTGCTTAATATCCTGATAATCAGTACTTTTACTTCCGAGAGTCAACGGTTTGTAGTGTTGTAGTGAGGTAGTGAGCAAAATACACGCAAACCTATTACGTTTTATTTTTTTATATGCAAGTTATGATAAGTACCAAAATCTCTATTTTGCCTTATTTGGCTGAGTACATGATCGGAAAGTTTAACAACTTCGTTGACGAGCCTTTAAAGCTTGATCCGCATAGCGATCTGTACTGCCTTATATGGGACCTGATGCGGAAACGTCCCATCAATGCCAGTCCCGTAGATACCGGAAACCTATCTTTTTATCTGCCTGATAGGCGGGTAGGTAAATCACCCGAGGTGTATAACTACCTCTGCCCGGACAGCGTGATACTGATTGAGCAGCATATCAAAAAGCTATTCAACTTGGAGTTGCATCAGCTGCTACTAGACAACCATAGCAACTGTCGCCCTTTCCAGGATATTCAAGTGATACATAAATTCATGTGCATGTACGGCATCGATAGCATATCCGAAGATGCCTTGGTGAAGAATTTCTATCGATGGAGAGAGGCAACCATCAAAAGAGAAAAAAGAAGGGAATATGCACGTACAAAAAAACGTGCAGAAAAACAAACTACCAAAGTGTCTAGTTTGTCCGCTAATACGGATTTATCGGCAGAAAATAGTCCCGAAAGTGTCCGTGATGTGTCGGGCAGAAATATAAACAATTCTCCATCATTATTCAACTTCCAAAACCCATAACATCATGAACAAGGAATTAATCACTATCATCCACGTTGAAGATCATGCCACAGTGCAAGACTTCATTCTATATGCCGAGAAATTCTCATTCGACCCAACTCTTGCTGAAAGTGCACCGGGCTTATTATACAACTGTGGAATGGAGCGCGTGGTTGAAAAGCCTGATCCATCCATACTCAAACTGTTTGCCACGCCACGAAGCTGCACGGTGAAGTTCACCGATACAACAGGATTCGATTATAAGATAGGCACCTGGAACATTCCGGCACAGGTTACTATCACACCATTACTTAATAATGCCAAACTAACGGTTGTGTGCAACACTACCGTCAACCCATACCTGTAGTGATTACAGGTCCATACCTGATTTAATTATTTAGTTTCCGCCCTGCATACTTATATATATGCAGGGCGTTTTTGTTGCCCGTCCAACTACCTATAGGTAATCACTCAACTACCTATAGGTAAATGAGTAACTACCACGTAGTAGTTGACCAACTACCTATAGGTAATTTTACCCTGCCTGAACCTGCCGAAAAATGCGGTAAACAGCTACGTTTATCCGTCCTTCGGGCACCCGATAAACGTGTGTATCTTCGCTCAAAAGATAGAGAAATGAAGCGAAGTGAATTAAGAGAAATTATAATGGGAGGCAGCCCACTGCTTATTCTTGGTTCCGGATTATCCGCAGCCATGATGGACGTGCTGCCATTGCTCGATAAGAATTCCCCCGTTCCGGGTGCGTTTTTTTTCGACCCCAAACCACCTACTTACAAAGATGTAACCAACAAAGCACTCAATGACTTAAAGGTATCTCTGCTTGGTGACATGCCCGAAGTGTGCCTTACCGATGACTTTGTAAGTGATTCACTTCCCGATAACTCTATCGCATATCATAGAATTTTTGGATTCATTACGGCGGCCAGCCGATGGTGGTTCAGCAGCAAGCAGTTCGAGCGCGATCTGATTGCGGTAGAAAAAAACCCATCTTTTGGCGCGCACTTCTTGCATATCAATTCCCCGGGTGGGGAGGCGTGGTATCTCGATAGACTCTCCGAGACCATGCGACAGTTGACCAAGCCCGTGATTGCCCTCATTGAGAGGCAACACGCTTCGGCTGCTGTGTATATCAGTTGCCATGCTGCCGAGATTTACTCGTTAACGCAAAACGATATACATGGATGCATCGGTACGATGACCGACTTTTGGAATTCAGATTCCTACTTCGAGCAGTTAGGCTTTAAGCATATTATTGTTCGGGCCGAGCAGAGCGACCTGAAGAATAAAAAGTATCAAGACTTGTATGCAGGCAAAACCAAGCAGTATCAAACGGATGAGCTTAACCCGCTTGCCGTTCAGTTTATTGCCGAGGTTCGTGCCAACCGCCCGAAGATTGCCGCACTACCGGATAGCGACCCCATGTTGCGAGGTGAAACATTTGACACCACGCACAGTATTGAACTGGGTTTGGTAGACGGAATGAAGACATTTGCCGACACCGTACAGCGTGCGCATGAAATGGCCGTTGAGTTTGGAAACAAAGGCTTATTAAATAAGGCTCTCAAATACATCTAACATAATACTTTAACATTATGAGTTTTAAAGAAAAATTTCAAAAGATTCTTCAAAAGCTTTCCCTTACTGACAAAGCAAAGGCTAATAACCTTTCTTCAGCAGAATGGGATAGTCTTGTTGTTGCCTACAAGGAGGCATACGGTACCAACTTGAAGGACGACTTAAAAGAGGAAAAAAGTGCGGCAACCATTAGCGAGGAAGATGCCGCAGCTGCTTTGGCTTTGCTTAGCTCCATTACAGGAGAGCAAAACGAAGGAGCAACCGCAACCGCCACTGCTAGCGCAGGAGCTGAAGGTGAAAAACAAGGTGCACCCGCTGCATCCGCTGCACCCGCACCCGCTGCAACTGCACCGGCTACCGATGTTAACGTAGGTGCCCAACTTGTTGAAGCCGCTCAAAAAGTGGTTAATGCGTTCAACACTGTAACCAACAGAGCCGCTGCCGACGTTCCATCCGCTACCGCTACCGGTGCAGGTACCGTGGTAGGATTAACCGGAATGGCTGACCGCAGCAAATATTTGTTTGGCGTGGAGAACACCATGTTCGACATGAACAAGCGGTGGAACAAAATTACGGCAAACCCTGCATTTGCCGTTGCGTTAGGTGATGCTACTCAGGAAGATGCCAAAGCATTTGCCGGTGAAGTTCGCTCTTTTGCTTCCGGATTAAAAGCACGTTACGATTACCTGCACGCTAACAATCTGTTAGGTGATCCTAGTAAGTTGGCAACCGGTGACTTTAGCAGCAACTATGAAGGTATTGCTGATGCCAAAGTAGGTAATCAATATGTGATCCGCAGACAAGATGCGTTGATTGCACGCATCTTAATGAAGCGTGACGTGACACAGTATTTCCCTGTACGCTACGGTATTCAGGATCATGATTTGATGTTCAACGCATTCCTTAGTGAAGTATCACAGGCTTACCAACCGGGTGATGTTTACAAGGGCAGCATGGCCATTGAACCTGAAATGGGTCATGTTGATGACTTGATGATAAAGATGAAGTTCGGTCCTATGAAGGAACTGGAACGCCTTTACATCGGTTATCTCAATAACGAGGGTAGTGATCCTATCAAGTGGTCTATGATTGAGTTTGCCGTGCTTAACTCTTTGGAAAATGCACAGGTGGAACAAAACAAACGCCGCATCCGTGGTATTTACGTTGCTCCTGAAGCAAACGTGGCAGGTTCTTACCTTACCGCTTCAACAGGTGTTATCTATACCTTGTTGCGCTACGCTCATCAAAACAAATTAAAACTTCACGATAGTTCAGAGTATCGCGCTTACACCAGTGCAGATATGTTAGAAGTCGTGCAAGCATTCTGTGCCGATGTGTTAGCTAGCGCAAGCGAAGACGACGACCTCGACAACCACGTATTGTACCTGAACAAAAAACACCAGGCTTGGTGGATTGCTAACGTACGTGCTACATACGGTAAGGACTTAGACTTCCAAGGTCCAAACTCATACATGAATATCGTTCCTGATCAGAAGTTCCGCATCGTTTGGTTGCCATACCTTGGTAACTTAACCATGATGTTTATGCAAGCACCTGGCAATATTCAGATGTTAGAATATGTTCCGGGCGAAATGCTTGCCATGAAAATGGAGGAACAAATGGAAATGGTACGTGGATGGTCAACTTGGAAAGAAGGTTGCTCTGCTTCATTCGTAGGCCGCAGGTTTGCCACCAAGGCAGCCCTTGACGCTAACAACTACGTGATGCAGCAAATCTTCATGAACAAGTTCAGCGTAGACCTTGCAGCCGATGCTACGACTGTAGATGCAACCAAAGGCATTTGGTTCGTTACAGCAGCCAACACGGCAGCCAAAGCAATAACTGACATTACCGGAGCCAAGGCAGGTGTAGCTTATATCATTGAGTGTGGCAACACTACCAATGCGACTACGATTGCTCAGTCAGGTAAGTTCTCAACCATCACAGAAGCCTACACGCCAACCGCAGTGGGTGACTACATCATGGTTATTTTGAATTCAGAAGGCAAGTTTATTGAACTAGAGAGACAAGTAGGCGGTACCCGTACCGTGAATGCACTGGTTCAACCGAATCTACCGGGAGTAAGATAATTTCTTTTTCATAAGTTTTATTTAGGTTTAATTAGGTTAGTTTCAGGAGGGGCGGGAAATCATTGCCCGCCCTTTTTTGAAAGCCACAACAAAAAGATTATGAAACATAAAAATAAAAAAACAATGGGCAACCCCTATAAAAAAGGTAACGCCTATGCCTCCAAGAAGGGGCAGCAATTATTGCGCGGCATCCTCTTTATTTTTGCCGCAGTATTCGCCATCGCATTGATGCAGGAGCTAGGCAACGAAGTGTTGCAGTATGCCTTCGGGTTCACCTCCATTGCCGCCATTATTCCTATAGCCGACGTTTCCGACCGTGAAACCAGTGGCAACGAATTGGGATATGAAGTATTCTTACTTCTTCGCTCTCAAGTAGATAATACCGTGGCATTCCCTAAGCCGAATGCCAGTAGGCAGGTATCTACCGTTCCGCTCAAGGCGGGCGAATACTTTGCCAAATTTGAAGCTCACACCATACCCACATTCATGAGTAATGGTGAGAAAGGCGATGTAACCACTACCGGTACCAACACGCTAACCATGATCATGGGAGGTATGCGCGATGCACTTCTCAACTTCATTGAAGCACATGCCGGTGATAAGTTTATAGTCATATTCAAGGAAAAGAGTACGGGCGTTTACCGCATCGTGGGTAGTTACGACGATCCGATGGTGCTGAACTCTTACGAAGCTAAGAATGATGCAGACGGCCGTTACGTAACCTTTACGTTTACCCGCAGTAGCATCTACCAATACTACAACTATACCGGTAGCATCACGCAGCAAGCCGCTACTAACCTGGTAGCCGATGCCGCCACGTTGGCCTTAACTTCTGCTTCGGAATATAACGTTCCGGATGGAACCGCCGCCACGTATGCTATTACAGGTATCAGCGGACTGAGCGCCAACGATAAGGGTACTTATAAGACGCTTTACGGCAAGGGTACCACGAAGAGTGCCACCATTGCCGACAGTAGTGCGTTTGTGCTTGAGGATGGTGCCACATGGACGGCCAAAGCAGGTAGCCGCATTACCTTCATGGTGATGGATGCCGGCACGCTAGTAGAGGTTCAAGGTAGCCGCTTCCAAACAGTATAACTAACCAGCAGGGAGCTTCGGCTCCTTGCTTAATCCTTGATAGATTATGAAATATAGTTTTAAAGAAAAACAAAATCACTTCCAGGCATTGCGTGCCGCACAGCATGCCGTGGCAGATTTAGCGCTTCTTGAACAAAAAGTTCCTGCTTTGCCACAGCTAAGGAAGTTTAAATTGCTACCTGTTCGCTATGCGGATGAAATTCTGTATGCCTTACTGGACGTTTGCCCGCGCGAACAGATTGTAAGCCACAGGCGCGAATCAGCTGCCGAACAAGAAAAGGCTGCCGAAATTGCCGCTAAGGAAGAACGGGTTAAATTCATTCAGGAGTTGATTGACGAAGCCGCAGAAGAAGAAGGCCTATCTCCTGAAGACAAGGAAAAGGTACAAAGCATTGTTGATGAAATACTTAGTACATCGGTGGGTACTGCCGATACTATTGTAGGTGTTATTGCCGATGCTATCTGTAAGGTGACTACGGTTGTTCCTGAAACACCTGAAGCTACAGTGGAAACACCGGAACACGAAGCCGAAGCCACAGCCGAAACCATCGCCTCCCAAGCCCTTGCCGAATCAGCAGCCGAAGAAGAAGCCGCTGCCGAGCAAGCCACTGAAGCGAAGCAAGAACTGGAAGACCTGCAAGCCGAGCACCAAGACCTCCAAACAGCTCACGAAGAACTTCAAGCCGAGCATGAAGAATTAGAAACCCAAATGCAGGAACTCGAAGAAACCAACGAGCAGCTACAAGAGGAACTTGAGGAAGAGAAAAAAAAAGAGCCGGCCAAGCCAAAGGCAGCCCCAAAACCAAAGAAGAAGAGTACCCCCAAATAGCGTGGGATAATCTTTCTGATCCGGATGTACAAACGGCCACTATTCTATATAACGACCGTATAGTGACATACCGCAAAATGTTGCAGCTCGACGAACGGCTCGATGCAGACCCAACACCGGAAGACGTAAAAGCCATGGCTGAAACGAGAATACGGAATCTGCAAGCGTTCAACGAGCTGCAATCGTTTAATGACACGGGGTTCTTCAAGTACGATCACCCGCTTATCAGGCATAAAACCGAACGTGCCGAACTGGAGAAGCTGTTGCGAACAGACACCGAAGAGTTTCTTCGTAAACACCGCCGCACGCTAGATAGCATCCGTCGCTACGAAGCGTATCTGAAAAGGAAAGATCGGAAAGATAAGCGTGACAGCGATCGTGCTCTACTGGAGAAACACCGCAATACATCACTCATCATCAAAAACATATTAAACAGCCGCGATGAAAAAGGAAATCAGTAACACCCACTACCTACCCGATCTATACGTAGACGAGGTAAAAGCCTTTGCCACCAACGGCACGCCCATCGAAGAGATAGCGGCACTGTTGGGACTTGATGCCATTGAAACCATGCTGTTGCTTGAGCGGGTAAACAAGCCCGGTGATGTGTACCACCGTGCGTATAACGAAGGTTATTCGGCAGGCAGACATGCGGTTGACTTAGCACTGCAAGAAAAAGCAGCCAAAGGCGACCTCGAAGCCATTAAACTGCAAGCCGAGCGACTGAACGACCTGGAAGAATTAAAACTAAGACATAGACTGTTTGGCGTATGAGTGAATTAAGCTTGATAGAAAAATTGGATGCGCTACACCCTGATCTGCTAGCGCAGTTCATGCGCACCGGACATTGCGACGGCATACCTGCCGATGTGCGCCTGTTCCTCAAGCAACTGCAATGGGCTGCCGAGGTGTATGAGTTTGAAAAGAATGTAAGCCGTGCCGCCAAAACCTTGCAGGCACGCATAGCGGGTGAGCAGCAAATCATGCTTGACATCCGCACGTGCAAGGCACGCATCTACTCCGCCATCAACTACTTTGCGGTGGATGATAACGTGAGCAGCAAGATATGGGAGGCTAACTATGCAGATCGTTTTGAGGACCTTGCCAAAGTATGCCTGGCGGCTCGCGACTACAAAACGGCCTACAAGTCATTCAACGCTGCCCGTGAGTGTCGCCAACGTGCCACTGCCATTGCGGAAGCCGACCGCAACATGGGTATTGTCTTCCTGATGGACCCAAAAATACAACCGGAAGACTTGGGCTACGAAAAGAAATCCATCAAAGAAATTGCCTCTAAGCATAACGAAGGCTTCTACATCAAGCTCATCAATGAGCTACCAGTGGAGAAAATGGAGAAGAAACGCCTGTTGCGTGATGCCGATATTCAAGAAGCCGAATTCCTAGATATTAACGAAGAGTAACCATGGAACAACCCAACTTAGCCGAAGAGCAAAGCACCCACTTCCAACGCTACTACATGAACCGGGTGCAAGCCATTGCCAACATCCTCGATCCTAACAGCTTGTTTGCCGAGTGGGGACGTGGAACCGGTAAAACGAATAGCGTAACCTCTACCCGCATCATCCGTGTGGCCAACGACTTACCGGGTGAACTTGCGTTCCTGGTGCACAGCACCTATGTGGCACTGCTCACCAACGTGTGGCCTAGCATCTTGGCCGAGTTCAGCCGCAAGGTGATAGTCAACGGCACCGAACGCCCGTTGATGGAATACGGCATCGACTTCATTGCCGGTGAGAAAAACATACCCTCGCACTTCCGTCGACCACGTTATCCGGTGGTTGACCCCAAACATTGCGTACTGTTCCGCAACGGTTTTCAGATTCAACTTGTGTCTTCGGATCAGCCCGATTCGGTGGCAGGCCGTTCGGCATCGCATGCTTTTATTGAGGAGATGAAGCACAACAAAGGCGACAAGCTCAAGAGCCGCCTATTCCCTACCCTACGTGGCGGTACTGCCGAAACACGGAAGAGCATCTACTACCAAGGCATCACGGCCGTGAGTGACACTGCACGTGTAGACCTTGGAGAAGACGACTGGTTCGAGGCTTACGAAAAGAATGCCAACAAGGAATTGGAAGATGAGATTATGACGGTTGCCATGCACCTCAATGCCGCACTGGTGTTGGAGTACAAGTATCAGGACTTGCTTCGCAACACCAAGGATGTGTTGGCACTAGAGAAAGTAAGGTTGGAACTGGAGCGGCAGCAGCGCATCATTGCTACCTGGCAGCCACGACTTGCCGACATGAGGCGTAACGCTACGGTGTACCTACGTGCATCGTCGTTTGCCAACAAGGACATTCTTGGACCCAAGTTCTTCAAGACACAGTTGGAAACGTTGGGTATTGATGACTTCCTTACTTCCATCTGTGCTATCCGTCAAAAGGCTGTGGTTAACAAGTTCTTCGCCAACTACGACCGAAAGAAACACCAATTTGCCGATGGGTACAAATACGCCAGCATCATGAAGAACAGTTTGCAAGATATGTTCGTACTGACTGCTCGCTACCTCAAGTACTACAACCCCGATGATGAGATACTGCTAGGCTACGACCCCGGACACTTTAGTTCCCTTGTGGCCGCACAAGAAAAGAACTACGGAAGAGAAACCCGTGTCATTAAGAACTTCTACGCTTGTTATCCGGACGAACAGCCGGAGCTTGCCAAGCAGGTGTACGAGTTCTTTGGCGACAGCGTGCGCAACAAGCGCATTGTGTTGTACCCCGACCGTGCCGGAAACAAGAGCCGTGAAGAGTTGGAGCAGGTGCGCACAGATAGCCGCCTGATGAAGCGTGAACTGGAAAACTACGGTTTTTCCGTAGAGCTGATGAACGAGGGACAAGCTACCGTGTACCACTGGCAACAATACCGCCTGTTGCTGCTCATTTTTGGCGGGCGCAGCAGCTTGCTGCCTCAAGTACTCATTGACGAAAACGAATGCAAGGAACTTTGTAACGCCATTCCGCTCAGTCCCGTGAAACGGATAGACGGTAAAATAGAGATGGATAAAACCAGCGAAAAAAAAGTACCATTGCACCAACAAGCTAGCCGAACCACGCAGATACCGAGCGCACTCATCTACCTACTTTGGGGACGTTATGGCGAGAAAGTTATGGGAGAATTAAGCAATATGCCCGATGATCTGCCGGACAATATGATTATATAACCCTAGTAGCAGGGTACAATAATAACGTGGCCGACTTATATAATCGGTGTGTTTGTGAAAGTGTTGCATACTGAAACGGCTGATAGTCAGCCGTTTACGTTATCCGCTTGCAAAACTCACATTTTCGCTTTGCACGCAGTGACCACGCCCCGCTGAGAAAGCCATGTGCGCGGCACCCTTTCGGAAAAGTCAGGAAATATGACAAACCGCAGGTTGTAACACATTTTCGTTTGCTGCTCGTCCTTTGCGCACGCCCGTGCGTGTAGTACCTTCGGGCTATGGATACTCAAGCTATAACCCTAACAGGCATACACGCCATGCAGTGGGCACGCGAGGTAAGCAAGCTGCCCGATGCCACGTTCACCCTGGCCTACTACCCCTACAGTCGCACCCGCAACGAAGCGAGTGCAGAACTGAAGGTAGTAACCGGTTGCAAGTGGCGCACACAGCTACCCAAAGAACGGTTCAGTGTGGATGCCGACAACCTGCTGCTGTTTACCGATGGAGACGGCAACCCGAAGATGTGCTACCGCATACTCATTCGGTACATGGGATTCCCGAACGATGGGTATAAACTACATAAAGTCAACTGGTTAATAAAGTAAATGATATGAAACAAGAACTTCAATTATTCGGCAACATAGGCGTGTACCAGGATAGCGGCACGGTGCTGTCATTCCAAATGGGCGATTCGCCTAGTGCCCTGCATCGCCTGCCTACGGTTATGGACTACGATCCTGTGCTGCCGTGGTGCGATATGCAATACTCCACACTCAACGGGTTCAATGTACTATGGCGTGGTGCCAATAACCATAAGTGCGAGGAGATAGAACTAGACATTAAGAAGAACCGCCTGCTACCCCGCCTTATCAAGAAGCAGACAGCCATGCTCTACGGCATGGGCATCATGCCCTACCGTCCCGTTATGGAAGGCGGTAAGTTCCGCAGAGAATGGGAACAGATACCGGAGGTACAAGACTGGTTGGAGTCATGGGGCAAGAACGGCCTAGAGATTACCCATAAAGAGTTTGCCCGCACGATCATAAAGAACTACTATACGTTTGGAGACTACTTCGTGAAGTACCGTTTCAGCGAGGGCAAGGCGAGCGGACTCAAAGCCGTTAAGCCATTAGCAGGCATGGAAGCCATGGAGAACAAACAGTGCCGCCTTGCCACGATGCGTAAGGACGTGGCTACCGGACTGGTTAACTACAGCGACTTCCGTTTTGTGGGTGTTGGCCGCTGGAACTACAGCATTAGTAACTTCTTATTTTACCCGCGCTTCAAGCTCGAAGAGGTAGACAAATATCAATATGCAGCCGTGGGCCACTACCGTGATAAGTCGGTAGGAGAGTATTACGGTATCAACGAAACCCACACCGGCACACAGGCATACATCAAAGGTAGCAACCAACTGCCTGTTTACATCAACTCCTTTCTTGAAAACTCACTTGCGGCTAAGAAGCACATCAAAATACCCTACCAATGGATTGAGAATAAGCGGCAGCAGATCACCCGCATAGCCGAGGAAAACAAAAAGCTAGCGACAAAGAATGCACCATTGGTGAAGTACAACGGCATAGAGGTAGGCACGGAATACAAAGAATCGGTGTTCCTTGCCGTGCTCAAAAGTGAAATGAATAAACTGGTTGAGTTCCTATCGGGCAGCAAGAACCAAGGCAAAACATTTAGCTCCTATACCTTTACGGATAGTAAAGGCCAACCGGTTGAGTGGAAAATAGAAGACGTTGACATGAAGTACAAAGAGTACATTACCGCCTTGATTGATTACGACAAGCGTGCCGATGAAGTACTTATCTCTTCATTGGGTATTGATAGTTCTATATCCAATATCAGCAAGGACGGAGTAATAAGCAAAAGCGGTGCAGATGTATATTATAATTACCTTATCTATCTGCTACAACTGAATCCGGAAGATGAGATATGCAGCGAGCCGTTTAATATCGCCCTGCAACTTAACTTCCCGAAGCTCTATGCAGCAGGCTACAGGCTAGGCTATTACCGAGAAATGCCCGCCAGGCAAGAAGAAGTTTCACCCGCCAATAGGCTTAATAACTCACAGCTATGATGATACTAGAAACCCTATACCGCAGCATGGCTCACTACCAAGACTATGTAAGCCTACTCGATGTGAATGCCGACTTTAAGTCGCTCAACGCCAGTGCCGCTAGTGCGGTGAAGCAAATCAAGATGGTAATAACAAGTGAAATTTATACCGCCATTGTGGCGATAGACGACACCACTACACCGAGCGAACAAAAAGAGGCCTTGCGCACGGCCGTTGCCAATCTGTGCCAGTTTAAGCAAGTGACATCCGACACCATTAAACGAAGAATATCGGGAGTAGACACGTTTAAAAACGAGCAGGAACAGTTGGCACGTGACTTCAAACAGTCGTACTTCGACGGCATGGATAGCCTCATTGCCTTGCTCGACAAAGAAGGTAGTGCCGAATGGAAAGCCACACCACACTACCAAACCTTGCAACAGTTGCAGATCAAAACCACAGAGGAGTTTGATGCTATATACCCAATAGACATGAGTTACCTGTTTTTCTTCCGCTGCATACCGTGGCAGAAAGAAGCACTTGACGAACGGCTGGGTAGCATGTTCAGCAGAGCCGAAGGTAAAGAGAGCGCCAACGCTCTGCTGAAACGTGCCCTGGCTAAAAAAACCATCGCTAAAGCCCTCAGGCGGTTTGATATATTGGAGTTCCCCGAAGTCATTCGTGGACTGTTCAAGGACAGTAAGGTGATGCGCTACGGTACGCAGGAGCAAGAACGCATACTACTGCTAGCCGACTCCTTAGACAAAGAAGCCGACAACCTCATTACCGATGTGGACCTTAGCATATCGATAGAGGATAACCCTGTCGACTTAGTGACAGATACCAATTTTAACAACCATTGGGATAAAGTTTACATGCCATGAATGCCATAACAATAGAAATAAAAGGCCGTAAGGTCAGCGTGCCCAACGAATGGGAGCAGCTATCGCCCGTTGCTTACGAAGCACTGATAGCCGACTTGCAATTGTTTGCTACCGGCAAGCTGTCGCCCGTCAGGGTAAAGATTAACTACGTATGCCGGCACCTGGGCATCTCGTTAAAACGAATCAAAGACGAAGAAGCGTTGGCTAACATTGTGTGGCTGGCCGAACAGGTAACATTCCCGTTTATTATCTCCTACCCGGATAATGATGCCGCACTGAACTCGCTCAATGCCGAAGACAAAGCCAAGTTTAAGAAAACACCGCCAGAGCGCATGCAAGGCCACGCCCTTGCCCGCTACCTAAGCAAGCTGCCTTACACCTACCTGCTCGACTGCAAGTTTTGTGCACAGATGCTACCCGTGCTGGTAGTTGGCGGTAACACCTACAGAGGCTATACGGTTGACACCTCGTTTGGCGTGCTCACCTGCTCGCTAACCGCACTGCAATACCTCGAAGCAAGCAGCATCAATAAAGGAGGCAAAGAACAACTTCCCTTATTGGCTGCCATGCTTTACCATCCAGGCACGTACAACAGCCAAAGCGCGCAGGAGCTAGCGGCACAGTTTGCCACCCTGCCTGAAGCCACTTTGCAAGCCATTGCGTTTAACTTCACCGCCTTTATTAACTGGCTGTTTAGCTGTACCGAGTACGACATACTTACCCGTGGACGTGAATCGAAGAGCGCCATTAGCATAGGTGCCACCGAAGCCCTTTATAACCTTAGTGCCGACGGGCTAGGCAACAGCGAAGAAATAGAGCAAATGAACCTTCTTAAGTACCTGAGCCTACTTCGCAAGAAGTTAATTGAAAGTGTGCGCTCACTGAAGAGTGCTGATATGAAAGCCGATAAAATTGCAGCCGAAACAGGACTGCCCATTGACTTGATAACCCAAATTATACAATGATACTAGAACTACTGAAATACTTTGCCAAGTACCCCACCAAGGCGGGCGTGCTTAACTTGTTCAAGCGGGGTGAAAGCTCCATAGCCGGATATGCCGAGCTACTTAGCTTTGCGCAGGCACTTCCTGCCACAAGCGTAATGCCCGACATTGAAAACTACGTGGTAGCATCGGATATTGACAGCACCAAGCAACTGGTAGCGGGCTTCGTGGGTGTGCCTACCTACCTGATGCTCGACTACGGAGAAATCGTATCAACGCCCAACCAGCGAAACACCCTGCTCGATAACATGCGCCTTGCCCTTACGGTAGCCATGCGCTTGTCTGACACTGCCGACCTCATAGAGCAGAGCCTTGCTTCCGCTCAAACGCTTACCCTGATCAACGAGCTACGTGCGCACCTTATGGCCGACAGTCGCAACAGTGTGCTTGGTACCTTTGTGAGCGAGTTTATCTCAGGTCAGCATACCATCGTGCCGTTTGAATGGAAAGACACCTCAAGCATAGGCTGGACGTTGGCTTTTACCATGGATGCCACGGATATGCTCGATGTGAGTACCTTACGGAGAAGTTTATCACCACAACAATAATTAATTAAAAATGAAAGAAAAAATGGATTACATCAAAAACCTGATTGCGGCACTCTTCACCGGACTGGCCGCTTATCTGTCTCCCTTGAGCGGGGAGCTAAGCAGCCTGCTGGCTGTGTTTCTGCTTAACTTCTTCGTAGGCCTGCTAGCCGGGTTAATCATCAACAAAGAAAGCTGGAGCTTCAAAAAGGCCTTTCGCTGCATACTCGAAGCCACGGCATTCTTGTTGCTTATCTGTGCCATCTACTACATTGGCGACCACAAAGGCAACCCGAGCGGTGCGCTGCAATGCGTTAGTTTCGTTACCTATTCGGTGTTCTACTTCTATGGGGTCAACATACTTCGCAACCTGAAGAACCTATTCCCCGATGCCTCACTAGGCTATAAAGTATCGGCATTCCTATACTACGTGGCTAGTGTTGAGTTCGTGAAGAAGATACCCTACTTAACCGCTTACCTGAGCAACGGAAAGGAGGCACAGAAATGATAGTACTAATAGATAACGGCCACGGAATTGATACACCGGGCAAGCGATCCCCTGATGGTAAGCTAAGAGAATATATGTATTGCCGACAAATAGCATACTTCGTTTATATGGAACTTATTAAAGAAGGCATAGATTCCAAACTAATAGTTGAAGAGGATTACGATGTTTCGCTTGCAGAACGATGTAGGCGTGTTAACTTGCATAAAGATGCTATCCTTATATCTATTCATTTAAACGCAGCTGGCAACGGGCAATGGATGACTGCTAGAGGATGGGAGGCGTGGACTACTCCAGGTAAAACAAAATCTGATAAACTGGCTACACTCCTTTACGAGCAGGCTGAAAAACATCTTCCGGGCATGAAAATTCGCAAGGATTTATCAGATGGTGATCCTGATAAGGAGTCTAATTTCTATATACTCAAAAATACCAATTGCCCGGCCGTGCTCACTGAAAACTTATTTCAGGATAATAAAGAAGACGTTGCCTTCTTGACTTCTCAAGAGGGCATTAACGCTATAGTTGATCTACATGTTGAAGCTATAAAAAAGTACTTATATGAAGGATAGAATAGGCATTATCATTTTCTTCATTACACTGATGTTGGTGATGAGTGTAGTTTGTTCGTGTCGTGCACCTCAAACTGTCACGCGCATAGAGCGTGATAGCATTTACATAGACCGACTGAAACGGGATAGCATCTATCAGCGTGACAGCATCTATATCATTGTTAAGGGTGACACGGTATTCAAGTATCAGTATAAGTACTCATACCGTGACAAGCTGGTGCGTGATACGATTGCGATAAGCAAAACCGATTCCATTCCTTACAAGGTAGAAGTGTATAAGGAAGTACCCCGTAAACTCTCATGGTGGCAAACCACCCTGATGTGGTCCGGTGTGCTTGCCTGGCTGCTCATCATCCTGATGCTATGGAGCCACGGCTACATTACCAAACTTTTATCGCTCATCAAAAAGCTATTATAGCATGCCTATATATAAAGGAGAAAGCCTCTGATGCGGTGAATACAGAGGCTTTCTTTGTGTTTTGCCCCGTCTAAGCACACAAACTAAGCTAACGCCACAAGCACACCACACAAACCCCTTACTTTGAATCGATAATCAAAGTAATAACCCAAACATCAACAAATTATGAATTATTCTCTTGCCCTGCTGAAAAACCCGCAGGATCGTAACGAAGCCCCAAAGTATTACGCCAAGGCACAAGCCACCGGCACGGTTGAAATCAATGAGATTGCCGAGGCAGTATCATACGCCACCTCACTGACGGATGGTGATGTGTTGAACGTGATCCGCGCACTGATCAGACAGCTAAAGGTAAACCTTGCCGCAGGCCGTATTGTGAAACTCGAAACACTAGGCACCTTTCAGTTACAACTTCGCAGCACCGGAGCCGCCAAAAAGGAAGAGTTTACCCGTAGCAACATCATCGGTGCATCCGTACAATTCCGTCCGGGCACGCTGATGAAAGACGTGGTAAACGTGCCAACCTTGCCACTTACCCGAGTAGTTACCCGTGCCGTTGCTGCCTCACAAGGAGGTGAAAACACACCCGACCTACCCGATAACCCCGGAGGCAATACCGGAGGTGAAGATGTAGACGATCCTAACGGATAATGCCCAACCGCCCGCAGCGCAAGTTGCGGGCTATTTTAATAACCACTGAAAAACAAAAATGAAAACAATGTATCTGAGTGACCTTGCCATAATGTACTTCCCGAACAGCACCAAACACAGTGCCGTTACCCAACTTCGCCGCTGGATCAAGCTAAACCCCCAACTAACCAACCGCCTGCACGAATTGCACTACCAACCACGGCAACGAGCGCTCACCCCGCTGCAACATGCTGCCATATTAGAATACCTAGGAGAGCCGGACTGATTGTTCGGCTTTTTTTATGCTGTAGAACATGAAAAATAAATGAAAAATAAATAAGTAAATGCTTGCATATATATCAGAT